GGAAGGCCATCGCCGACCGCAACCGCCGGGAGATCAAGGCGCGGAAGGAGGAGCTGAAGAGCAGGGCGGATCACCTTCGCGAGGCTCAGCAGGCCTTCAACGAATTCATCCGCCTGCGCGACGCCAAGCAGCCCTGTATCAGCTGCGGCCGGCACCACGACGGCCAGTATCACGCCGGGCACTACCGCACAGTCAAAGCCCACCCGGAACTCCGCTTCGAACCGCTGAACGTCCACAAGCAATGTGCTCCCTGCAACAACCACAAGTCCGGCGACATCGTGAACTACCGGATCAACCTGGTGCGCAAGATCGGTATCGAGAAGGTGGAATGGCTGGAAGGGCCTCATGAGCCCCTGAAGCTGACCATCGAGGACATCAAGGCGCTGAAGGCGCAGTTCCGGGCCTGGGGGCGCGAATTGAAGGCCGCTACTGAAAACTACAGGGGAGAGACTGCATGAAGCTGCGTTGCTTGATCTTCGGATGCCAGTGGAAGCCGGTGACCTCCTGGTGGAGTGATGGGGAGAAGCTGCAGGTGTTCCGCTGTGCACGTTGCGGGGCGAACAAGACGGAGGCCGTATGAGCGCAGAACTGATTTCGAAACTGACCGCCAAGATGCGCCAGATCGATGGCGTGGGTTTTGGCGGATCGCCCACCCTGACCAGCCAGGATGTGGCTGGAGCCCTCGCTGGTGCCCATCGCTATGGCTATCTACTGGTGCTGGCCAAATACGCCGATGACAACACGTCGAGCCAACTGCTGTGGACGGAACTGGCTCAGGAGATCGCCAAGGATCGGGGCATCGACTACGAGAAGGCCCGCGGCATTGCACTGGCCTGCATCTTCCCCGTGATCAGTCCCATGCGCTGCCATCACTGCTATGGGCGCGGGACGATCTATCCACGCAGCAAAGGGCAAACTCGGGAGGAGGCCGCCTATCCCTGCCGGCACTGCGAAGGCACTGGAAGAGGTGAGATATCGGAGCGGCAGAAAGCCTCAATGGCGCAGATCGCATCGACAACCTGGCATGACACCTGGAAGCACTACGCAGCGAAGAAGGAGCAGTTCCTGTGGAGCCTGGAATCTTCGGTACTGGGCAGGCTTCGCGCACAACTGCAGGATGTCGCTTAGAACGATATAGCGATTGCATCGCCGAACAATCTGGCTTATAGTTTTGCCAATGATGCGATAGTCACCCCAAAGCCCTGGCCTGTGCCGGGGCTTCGTCGTTCTAAGGCAGCTGTGGACCACTGGGAGGTTGCCAGCCTCATAAGCTGGAGAGACGGGGTTCGATTCCCTGCGCTGCTACCAAATCCTTCTGGGTTGCGACTACGCGGCCGAGGATGGTCAAAGGTGGAACCCGGTCCTACCGAGACCTAATACTCCGGGACAACGGCATGTAAAACCTGGCCAGCTGCGGCGCGAAGGCACCGTAAGCGCTCTGTAAGGGCGTCGGCCCCAGGGCTTGCCATAGGACTGCGCCCTTTGCGCAGCGCCTTGGACACGCAGGCGGAAAAGTGAAGTGGGAGCGGGTGGAAGCCCCGCACTAATTCCAACCAGGAGGCGCTATGTCCACTCGCCCGAACGACGTCGCTACCCTGAACATCATCGGCTGGACCGTCATCAGCGTCCTGACCTTCCTGGTCATCAGCCTCATCTAGTTTCCGCGCTCCCCAGCGCCTTGCCCGGTATAGCCGTAGGCCCCGGGCGTTTTCTTCCTGGAGAAGCCTCATGTCCGACAGCGGAGCCGTCGCAGTAGCCGGCCTGATCGGTATTGGTGGGGCGTCTCTTCTCGGCTTCGATGTCAATGCGGTGATCGGTGCTTTCGCCGGGGCGATGTTCTTCATCGTCTACGCCAAGGATCTCTCGCACTTCGGACGTCTTGGCTATTTCATCGCATCCTGGATCGTCGGCTACTACGCCTCGAGCGAGTTCATCGCCAGGGGCTGGGCTCAGACATCCGGCCTGGCAGCTGCGATCTGCGCCGCGGTATTTGTCGTCGTTGCCGTGGGGCTGCTGGATTGGGCCAAGGGTGGCAAGGCCCCTACATGGCTCCGCTTGACTCTCTCGTGGCTCCGTAACGCTATCGGAGCAGGTGGCCGGAATGGTTGATCCCTGGGCGTTAGGTGCTGCGTTCATCTGCAGCGCCATCTGCGTTCGAATCGCCTCCTACCGCCGAGAAGGTGCGCGCTACCGGGCTGGCGTTTCGCTACTAGCCTACCTGCTGTGCGTCGGGACCGGGTGCTACTCGCTGACGGTCTACCTCGACATGCTCAGGGGGCACAGTCACGCCACCTTGTCACCCTGGCTGCTGATCATCCTGCTTGTGCTGGCCGTGCTCGTATATCGCGCCCGCGGCAACGTCGCCCGGATCATCCAGATCGACTGGGAGCGCCGGTGGAATGGCGCAGATCGCCGGAGGGCCAAATGATGGCCGCCTGCCAACTGACCGTAAGCATCAAGCGCGCTTGGTGGGCAATCCCCTATGTCCGCGCCTGCATGATGTTCGCCTGGCTAACCGGCATGGAGCCGGACGTCGAGAAGATCGCTGCCATCATTTCTCGTGGCATGAAGTGCGAGATCAATAGCGAATGACCGACCTGAAAGTCGTGCCCATCAAACGCGATGGCTATTCCGACGCCATTGACGCCCTGAAGAACATCATCGCCCAACTGGAAGCCGGCGAGATCGAGCCCTGCGAAACCGGGTGCGTTGTCCTGATGGACAAGAGCGGCACGCTCGACACACTGGGCTTTGGCCCGAAGTCGGAAAACATCCAGGTCATCGGTCTACTGGAAATGGGCAAGCAGGTCATCCTCGAAGCGGCGATGTATCCAGATGCCTGAGCCGCTTCAGGTGACGATCATCTTGGATGGTCAGGAGCATATGGTTCCCGCCCGCGAGACGATCCTCTGCGATACCTGGGGCAACCAGATTGCGATCAAGCTGGAGCCCATCTTCGATGTCGACGTGATCGAGGTTACCGGTCTTGATTCGCCATGCAGGGAGTTCGTCACTGATGGCCTGTGCAGGTTGTGAGAAGCGCCGAGCCTGGCTGAAGAAATGGTGGAAGGTAGCCCATGAGCGAATGCGCAAAGCCCCTACTGGTAATCAGCACGGATCGTCCTCTGTCGAGCGAAGCCCGGGAGAAGATGACCAAGGCGTTGGAGCCGATAGCCCAGAGCATCGGAGCCAAACCGCTGATCCTGAGTGATGGCCTTCAGGCTGGAATCCATAGCGACATCCGCCCACTGCTGCAATCGCTCCTCGATGAGCAGCGCAAGACCAATGGCCTACTGCTCGCCCTGGTCGAGGCCATGGCAGATGAGCGCGATCCGGACGTGGAGCCTCTGACCTACCTGAATGGAGATCCCATCCCTCCAGAGCCTCCTTATGTTGAGTTTGTGAGGAAGCGCTGATGCCAATCTACGGTCGCTCCAAATGCACCGAGATCGATGCCATGCGCGTGCGCCGCGGTTGGTTCGGTAAGCTGATCCTGCAGGTGAGATACAAGGTCGTGCGAGCCCGGCTTAACCCGCCAGGCCAGCCTATCACCTGGGAGGATGCCGGCGTATCCAAATGGCGCGATGCGAACGGCAACGACCTGGCCGAATCGCTCATGGTTACCAAACATCTCGGGCTGCAGTGATGGCAAGACTTCGTTCGCTCAAGCCAAGGCTTCAGGAGTTCAAGCCTAAGCCTATGGCTCAGGTTAGCGCTGATAGCTGGCGCCAAGGCAAGAACTCCACCCAACGTGGTTACGGGTACAGATGGCAGAAGGCGCGTGAAGGCTACCTCGCCAAGCATCCTCTCTGCGTCGAATGCGAGCGCGAAGGTAAGGTGGTGGTAGCCACTGACCTTGACCACATCATTCCGCACCGAGGCGATCAGGTGCTGTTCTGGCGGGAATCAAATTGGATGGCGCTTTGTAAGCCATGCCATTCGAAAAAGACTGCGACAGAAGATGGCGGTTTTGGCAATTCATTGAGGTGATCATGCTAAGGACAAAGACGTGCCCAACGTGCGGCACGAACTTCTCCTATGAGATAGGAAAAGGCAAGGACAAGAAGCATTGCAGCGATGCATGCCGAGTTAGGCTTCAAATGCAGCTGAGGTCCGAGAGGCACAGCTCATTGCCCCTCTGCTTAGTCAATGAGTGTGAAGGGAGAGCAACTCGCAAGTCTGCCGGGCTGTGTGAAAAACACTACATAAGGCTGCGCCGGTAGCGCAGAACTTGTGTCAAAAAAAATCGCGATAGCGGGAAACCTGTGAGCGAAAAAAATCGCTTAGGGAGAGGGGGGTAGGGAAAATTTTCCCAGAGGCCGCCCTTCTAGAC